ACGAGCTGCGGCTGCATGAGCGTTCTGGCTGATGCGCGCACAACTTCAAGGTTGGGGTCTCCAACCTTGAACTCGGGCCACAAGGTGGAAAATGCCGAATGACTATTCCGGCAATGCCGCCTTCGTACAGAGTCTCGCCGACGGCCTGACACCCGACCCTTTAATGACGGTCGCCGAATGGGCCGATAGTCACCGCATGCTGTCGGGGAGGGCGGCCGCTGAAGCTGGCAAGTACCGGACCTCGCGCACCCCCTACATGCGTGAGATCATGGAGAACCTGTCGCCTTCGAGCCCTGTGGAGCGGGTGGTGTTCATGAAGGCGGCGCAGACGGGTGCTACCGAGGCCGGCAATAACTTCATTGGCTTCATCATCCACCAGGCACCAGGCCCCATCTTGGCGGTCCAGCCGACGGTGGAACTGGCGAAGCGCAACTCGCAGCAGCGTATCGACCCCCTGATCGAGGACAGCGAGGCGTTGCGGAAGATCGTGGCGCCTGCACGATCACGAGATTCAGGGAATACGGTGCTGGCGAAACGCTTTCCGGGCGGGCAGCTGGTCCTCACGGGTGCAAACAGCGCAACGGGGCTTCGATCGATGCCGGCCCGCTACGTGTTCCTGGACGAGGTGGACGCCTATCCGGGTGACGTGGATGGCGAAGGTGATCCGATTGCCTTGGCTGAGGCGCGTACAGCCACGTTCGGGCATCGCAAGAAGCTGTTTCTGGTCTCGACACCGACCATCAAGGGCCTGTCGCGCATTGAACGGGAGTATGAAGCCTCCGATCAGCGTCGCTACTTCGTGCCGTGTTCCCACTGCGGCGCTATGCAGTGGCTGCAGTTCGAGCGGCTGCGCTGGGAGAAGGGGAAGCCGGAGACCGCTCACTACCTGTGTGAGGCCTGCGACGCGGAGATCGCCGAGGCCGCCAAGACCGAGATGTTGGCCAGGGGCGAATGGCGCCCCACAGCCGATGGAAATGACCCGCGTACCCGCGGATATCACCTCTCAGCGCTCTATTCGCCGGTTGGCTGGACCAGTTGGGCCGGAATTGCCCGAAGCTGGGAGGACGCCCAGCACAATGATGCTGCCCTCAAGACGGCCAAGAACGTATTGTTGGGCGAGACCTGGATGGAGTCCGGTGAAGCGCCCGACTGGCAGAGGCTTTACGACCGCCGTGAGCGCTGGACGCCGGGTACGGTGCCGGAGAAGGCGCTGTTCCTGACTGCCGGTGCCGACGTTCAGAAGGATCGCATCGAAATCGACGTCTGGGGCTGGGGCCGGGGCCTTGAAAGCTGGCTCATCGATCATATCGTCATCGAAGGGGGGCCGGACCGGCCAGCAGCGTGGTCGGAATTGACCGCACTGTGTGCGAAGAAATGGCGTCATGCCTCTGGCACCCAGATGCAGATCGTACGTCTGGGTGTCGATACCGGCTACGAGGCGCCGGCCGTCTACGCATGGGCGCGTGGTCAGGGCTTTGAGCAGGTGTCACCCGTCAAGGGCGTCGACGGCTTCAACCGGCTGAGCCCGGTCTCGGGGCCTACGTATGTTGACATGACGGCTGGCGGCAAGCGCATCCGGCGCGGTGTTAGGCTCTGGACCGTTGCTGTTTCTACCTTCAAGTCGGAGACCTACCGGTTCCTCAGGCTTGAGCGGCCAACGGATGAGGAACTGGCCTCCGGCACCATGCATCCGCCGGGCACGATCCACCTACCAGCATGGGCCGAGAGCGAGTGGTGCAAGCAGTTCGTCGCCGAGCAGCTGGTGACGGTCAAAACCAAGCGCGGCTTCCAGCGGCTGGAATGGCAGAAACTCCGCGAGCGCAACGAGGCCCTTGACTGCCGAAGTTATGCGCGGGCCGCGGCGTGGATCGCCGGCATCGACCGTTGGGGTGAGGACCGCTGGGAGGCACTGGAGACAGAATTGAAGGACGGCGCCGGTTCGAAGCGAACTTCTGACCGCATCGTTCCACAGAAAGAAAACACGCGCCCCGTTTCCGGAGCGCGTGATGGGAACTGGATCAACCGCAGGCGCGGCTGGATCAAGTAGTGCCTCTTAGGCCTTGCGCTTCAGCGCATAGACATAAGCCCTGGAGATGCCGAGTTCCTTCGCGATGGTATCGGCCGTCTTCTTCGCCTTAGAGCCAGCGATCACCGACTTGCGCAGCTTGGCGACATCGGCCGTGCTGCGACGTGCGGCCTTCTTTGCGGCGGACTTCTTCGGAGCCTTGGTCGACTTGACGGCAATTGCCTTCTTCGTCTTCTGGCTCTTCGTGGGCGCCCGGCCTGCAGCCTTCTTTGCTTTCTTTGCCATGTGGCTCAAAGGGCCTTGAGCTGGTCGGCAGATTCCTTGCCGCTCTTGCGATCAGCAACTACCTCGAAGGAAACGGCCTGGTTTTCGGCGAGCGAGCGCAGACCAGCTCGCTCGACGGCGCTGATGTGGACGAACACGTCCTTGCCGCCGTTATCCGGCGCAATGAAACCATAGCCCTTTTGATCGTTGAACCACTTAACCTTGCCTGTAGCCAATGTCGTATCTCTCTTCTTGTCAGTGTGTCACTATCGCTGCTTTGGCAGCGCGGCAGACCAAAGCAGCTAAGTTCCGCCTAAGTCAAATTGTTACGATCAGGGTACGGAGCAGGAGCGGCGGTTTATGCGACCTACCCGAGAGGGACCGGAGTAGCGGTTGGCCTGCCCAGAACAACAGTGCCGCCCTCGTCCATGACCATTCGGGTAACGAGTTCGGCGATGCGGTTCTCCGGGCAGGTTGAGAACTTCCCGGCGAGAACGGCAACGATCAGGCCAACAGTCACGCGCTTGCCGGGGGCCTGGCCCATGGCGACGACCACGAGGGTCCGGGCAGCGGTTTCGAGATCAACTTCCATGGGCACATCCAGAATCGATGAACATCAACCTGATCACAGGTTGAGTGTTCCTGGCTTTGATTTGGATCAGATTGCAGGGGGCGAGACATGAGCTGGACCGCCTCTGAACTCGATGCACTGCGCAAGGCCTATGCCAGTGGCACGCTGCGGGTCAGTTTTGAAGGCCGCAGCGTCGAATATGGCTCGGCTGTGGACCTGCTGAGCCGGATCCGCACGATCGAGGCCGAGATGCAGATCCAGTCGGGCGCGAAACCTCCGCGACGCAGCCTCGCGGCCTTCGGCAGGGGATAGAATGAACTGGTTGGATCGCACCATTGGCGCACTGGCACCGGCTGTGGGCTTGAGGCGATTGCGCCAGCGGCAGGCCCTGCAGCTGATGCAGCGGGCCTATGAAGGTGCCAAGGCCGGCAGGCGAACCGATGGCTGGGTGACGGCGGGAACCGGTGCCAATGCCGAGATCGGACCTGCAAGTTCGCGGCTGCGGGCCCGGTCTCGGGACCTTGTGCGAAACAACCCCTACGCCGCCAAGGCGGTCAATGCGCTCGTCAGCAATCTGGTTGGCACCGGAATCGTTCCAAGGGCACGCGCGAAGCGATCTGCCATTGCCAAAGCCGCGGATCAGTTGTGGCTGCAGTTCGCCGCAAGCTGTGACGCCGAGGGATTGACAGATTTCGGGGGTCTGCAGGCGCTGATCGTGCGCAGCCTCGTCGAAAGCGGGGAGGTTCTGGTCAGGTTCCGGGAACGCCGGATGGAAGACGGTCTTGCCGTCCCCTTGCAGCTTCAGCTTCTGGAGCCGGACCATCTCGATAGCGCCAAGACAGAGGAACTCTCCAATGGCGGCTACATCCTGCAGGGGATCGAGTTCGATGCACTGGGGCGGCGGCGGGCCTACTGGCTGTTTCCCAGCCATCCCGGCGAGAACCGAGGTCGTTCACTTGTGTCGCGTCCTGTCCCCGCCAGACAGGTGCTGCATCTCTTCGAGCGGCTGAGGCCGGGGCAGGGGAGGGGTGTCTCATGGTTTGCACCCGTGATCCTCAAGCTGCGGGATCTCGACGACTATGACGATGCGGAGCTGATGCGGAAGAAGATTGAGGCCTGCTTCGCGGCCTTCGTCACCGGTGCCCAGGACGAGGAAACACTCGGCAAACCGTCTACCGGAATGTCAGGTGACCGCGTCGAGAGCTTCGAACCCGGGATGATCGAATATCTCGAACCCGGCAAGGACGTGAAGTTCGCTTCACCCTCCGCCAACAGCGACTATGCCGACTACATGCGCATGCAGCTCCATGCCGTTGCGGCAGGTGTAGGGCTCACCTACGAGCTTCTCACCGGTGACCTCAGTCAGGTGAACTATTCCTCTATCCGGGCAGGTCTCATTGAGTTTCGGCGGCGGATGGAAGCGCTGCAGTGGCAGCTGATCGTTCCGGGCCTCTGCCAGCCGGTGTGGTCACGCTTCGTTGAACTGGCACAGGCTGCGGGACAACTGCCTGAGGGCGAGATCACGTCGGAATGGACGGCGCCCCGTTTCGAAGCCGTCGACCCGCTGAAGGACATCCAGGCGGACGTCTTGGCTGTCCGCGCTGGCGTGATGACGCTGAAGGAAGCAATCGCCCGACAGGGTTACGATCCGGCTCAGGTGCTGGCCGAGATCGCCGCGACCAATGCCGAACTTGATGCTGCCGGGATCACGCTCGACACCGACCCGCGGCGCTCGACCAAGACCGGTCAGGAGAAGACCGCCTCTTCCGACCCGCTACAGGATTCCAACACCCAATAATCATACGAAGGAGGGTTCATGACCCACCAGCAACCGCCGCAGTCCATTCCTGCGGCAGCGGATGCTTGCGAGCTTCCGCTCCAGACCCGCATGGATGTCCGGCTCATGCCCGACACCGCCATCGCCGAAGCCCGAACCATTGAAGTGCTGTGGTCGACAGGTGCTGCGGTGAGACGACGCGACCCATGGTCCGGCAGGGTCTACGAGGAACTGCTCTCCCTCGACCCGGCCCATGTCGATCTCTCCCGACTGAATGGTGGGGCGCCGCTGCTCAATGCGCACGACGCCTTCGACCTCGAAGACGTGATCGGGGTGGTCGAGCGGGCGTGGATCGCCCGGGAGAATGGCACTTACGTGGGCCGCGCCACGGTACGCTTCAGCGACAGGCTCGATGTCGAGCCCATCTGGCAGGACGTGCGCGGCGGCATCATACGCAATGTCTCGGTCGGTTACGCCGTCCGCGCCTACGAAATCCGCGAGGAGGAGGGGACGGTTCCGGTCTGGACCGCTGTCGACTGGCAGCCCCTCGAACTCTCGGCCGTTCCCGTCGGTGCCGACGGCGCAGCCGGCTTCCGCTCTCAAGTCCCTCCAACCCTTTGCCGCCTGTTGCGCCAGGCAAACCCCTCCCATTCAACGGAAAAGGATACCCCCATGAGTGATGTGACCCCGGCCGTGGTCGAACCCGAGCGTAGTGAACCCGTCGCCGATGTTCCGGCAGAAGCTCCTGCTCCGGTAGAGGTGCGTTCTGTTGCCCCGGCGCCCGAGCCCGTCACTCGCGCCGTGCCGCAGGAGTCCGCCTTCAAGCCCGAGCAGATCCTCGCCCAGGAACGTTTGCGCATCGCCGGCATCTACGAGGCTGCCCGCAAGCTACATGTCGACCAGGCGGTTGCCGACGACCTTGTGAAGCGCGGCACCAGCCTTGCCGAGGCTCGTGGCGTCCTCATCGATGCCGCAGCAGCAAAGGACGCGGCAATCGAAACCCGCCCGCACATCCGTGCCGGTGACCTCGACGCCACCGAAACCCGCCGCTCCGCTGTCGAAGCTGCACTTCTCCACCGCTTCGAGCCCGGAAAGTTCCGCCTCAATGATGCAGCGCGCGAATGGCGGGGCCTCAGCCTCATCGAAATGGCCCGCAGCTTTCTGGAAGCCGAAGGGATCCGGGTAAAGGGACTGGGTCGCGACGAGATCGCCACCCGTGCGCTCCATACCGGCTCCGACTTCCCGCAGATCCTCGCGGGCGTTACCAACCGCACGCTCCGCGATGCCTATGAGGCGGCACCCCGCACCTATCAGGCGATTGCGCGCCGGGCGACGGTTGCTGACTTCAAGTCGGTGCAGCGCCTGCAACTCGGTGAAGCCCCGCAGCTCGAGAAGGTCAACGAGGCCGGCGAGTTCAAGCGCGGCAGCATCGGAGAGGCAAAGGAAACCTATCGTGTCGAAACCTACGGCAAGGTCGTTGGCATTACGCGTCAGGTGGTCATCAATGACGACCTTGATGCGTTCACCCGCGTGCCGTCGCTCTTCGGCACTGCGGCGGCCACGCTTGAGTCCGATGTGGTGTGGAGCATCTTCACCGCGAACCTCGCCATGGCGGACGGCAAGACGCTGTTCCATGTGGGTCATAGCAACCTCGCGGGCGCAGGCACGGCTCTCGACGTCGCAAACCTCGCCAAGGCGCGCACCGCCATGTCGAGGCAGACAGGCCTCGACGGCAAGACGGTGCTGAACATCCGTCCCACCTTCCTGGTGGTGCCGACATCTCTGGAACTCGCGGCCGAGCAGCTGCTGGCCCAGAACATTGTGCCGACGAGGGCGGGCGATGTGGTGCCCGCCACCATGCGGA